TGCGAAAGTGAGCAAGGCGGCTTTCCAAGGACGGGCGTCGCTGCGCAGGGACCAGCCGCAGTTTGCCATCACAAACCACGGATCGGCGATGACAGTCTCATCTTCCATGACAAAGACATTGCCGCAGAAGCTGGCCTTGGACACTTCGACTTCTAGAATCTTAATCGAGAATCCTAGTTTGGAGAAAATAGAAGTGTCAAGGCGGCCCGAGGCTACAGTGAAAAGGCCATCATCACCTTCCACCACGCCCTGGAGGCCAGTGCAACCACTCTCATGGGCGGCAAACTTCATCAACATCAAGTTGGAGAAGCTATTACCGAGAGAAGTGCACATCTCACCCGACATGCGGGCGGGGTCAGATATCACAGACCAATTCTTTCCGAATGTGTGATTAGTCGCTCTCTGGGCCTCGATCCACTGTAATGTGATGGGACTGTTTTTTAACATGTGGCGATACAGTCGGAATTCCAACATCTCCTGCACAGCGTAAGTGAAGGATGACTCGAAGCTGGAGTAGTCAGTGGAATAGGCGAGCTTCCCAGGCCGGTACACCCATTTCTTGATGTAGGCGGGGCGCTCAGGGACGGGAACATGCTTTATGAACCAATGCTGGGAGAACAAGTAGCTCTCCACCAGCTTGAAAGCAGGTCCAACCAACGCCTTGTACGCGTTGCTGCGGGAGTTGATGTTGCGAATGGGCTTAAGAGCCTTGTACCATTCCTTCTTAGCGAAATTCTTTACTGAAACTATCTTTTTCAGAGCTAGGCTGGGTTCTGCTCCACCACAATAGGCGGGCAGTTCCAGCTCTAGAGACTCCAACGTCGGATAGACGGCCTCATAGGCTTTCAAGATGGCTTCCCTCTTTACCAATGGTAAAGAGGTGGTGTCAAGCCACGCACGAACATCGTCAATGCTGCGGCCCACAGCTGGAATAACTGGAAAGTCAGCAATCTCATGGTCAACGAATTCACAAAGTCGCCGAACGTACTGTTGATCCGGAATGCGATGCTGACTAAGCCAGCGCTTGAGAGCGCCCAGTATAATCCCGAAAGTGTCTGTACTGCAGCCTGTGTGAGGAACGGCACCCCAAACACCGGCAGGAAGCCGTAGAGCCATAGGAACTCTACGCTCATTGTGAGGATGCAGGCGTACCCGGCAGACCTTGATATCATTAGTAAAGCCCGGTACTTCAGTGTGGGTGTATCCCCATAGGTAACACCGGCGTCCGGGCCTGCTCGAAAACCCCCTTCGGCGAGGTGCACCCGGGTTTCCTGAGACAATGACAGGAGAAGCTCGACGGCGGCAGTCGATACATCATATCCCCTCACAGGGTGATGCTCGCAACGCACGACTCCCATGGTGTAGCCAACCACAGTCGATATTGCGGCCCTGCGTTCAGTTGCCGATGGGTTCCTCGGCATCCGACCCATAACGGCGTGCAGCAAGTCAGGGCATAAGACAACCTCGGACTCAGTATGGACACAATGATGCAAGCTCAAAAGTCTGCCGCGGTGGTAAGTGTAGCTCTCCCTTGTGTATCTCTCATAGAGTACAGGCTTCTCACCACCATGATTCGTAACCAGTTCTCGTGCTGATTCGCATTCAGCAACAAAGGTGTAGCGGCAGAACCGTCGAGAAACCGGTAGCAATCTTTCAAGCGAGCGAACAATATCCGCACGACATGAGAGAACTGCATGGGTGCGACGCATGGCCACGAGGGCGAGACATGTCGACAGAGACCCACACAACAAACGCACAAGGGGGTCGTGCACGGCGAGCCACAGCAGTGCCACAATGGTTGCACACAGCAGGGCAGGGCGACTGAGACCGAGAACTGTGCATCGGCGAGTGTCCACGAGCGCAGGCCGACTGTTGACGAAATGGTTGATGTAAGCATTCTTAACCAAATCCATGTTCCCGAGATCATCACAGGGTAGAAAACGACCCTCCCAAGACTCCGAGGGTCGCGTCTGCGGTCCATGGGGTAGGGAGAGAGC